AGAAAAAATAGAATTTAGTTTTTGAGCTAAATTATCTAGAAATTTTAGAATTTCTTTAAAGTTTCCTGATAGGGCTAAGTCTCCAATTGAAGCTGCTAGCTCTTGAGAGCTTAGCGTTGTTTGTTTAAACAAAGCATCCAAAGTTGTATTTAACTGTTCATTTCTTTGTATAGCTTCGTTTGTTGTATTATTCGCAACACCAAGAGCTTTATTGTATATAGAGAACCCACTATTTAAATCTTGTAATAATGCTTGTAAATTTTGAATTTGGTAAACCCCCGCTAATTGCTCGGATGTATAAGCTTTCTGACTATCTGATAAAGTTTTATATACATTTGCATAATCTAATATTATGTCCATTCCACTACGAAAAGATCCATCTAAATTTTTTGTTGCTACCCCAATTTCTTCCAAAGCTTCTCTAACACCACTCCTTTTAATTCTTGTAAATATACTCTTAAATCCATTTCCTATTACAGACCCCCCTCTAGCTGTTCTTTGTTGAACAGCGGTTATCACCGCCGATAATTCGTTAAATGAAACTCCAGATGACTGAGCAACAGCTCCTGCTCTAGATATCGCTTCAGCTAAATCAGCTGATGACACAGCAAAGGCGGCATCAACATTCGCCATTCTATTAACAATTTGCTCGTGGGTTATACCCTCTTTATTAAACGAGTTTATTGCCGCTGTTAAAGTTTCTGTTGACTTTACAGCGTCTAATCCTGACAACCTACTTAACACTAATGCTGAGTTTACTCTTGCTAAAGTTTCTTCAGCGCTTAAACCTTGCCTAGCTAGTTCTGTAGCCGATTCAGCGACATCTTTCAGAGATGTTGCTGTGTTTCTAGCTACATCAAATAATCCATCTCCAAACTTTCTCATTGCTTGGTCAGAAACTTCCATTACAACTTGAATATCTTTTAGGGATTTCTCAACTTGAGCGGTTGCTAATACCATACCCTTAAAAGCATCGGATATTCCATTAATTACTCCAACAGCCGCTCCGAAAGCAAAAACACGAGCTGCAGAAGCGTCCATAGATTTCTGAAACTCACTAGCAGCATTTGTTATTTTACCTAACGGTTGAACCATCCCCTTGGGGTTCAACTGAGGTGTCATTTGCATCCTATTTACAGCAGCCTGAGCTGCTCTAGCATCTCTAATAATACTTTCCTTAAATCCAGTCGAACTGGTTGGTATTTGTATAACACTCATTTTCCTTTTACCTTAACTTTAAGTACACTATTTTTTATGCATTTTCATAAAGTCCTCCATGGTTAATTCCCCTCCTTTTTCTTCGGCTATTTTGTGAATATCTCTACCCTTAGGTTTTTCAACACCAAGATCCTTCATCTCTTCGTTTGATAATTTTGCAAATGAAAACCCATCTGATTCTTGAGATTTTTTAATTATCTTTTCGGCTTTATCCTTTTTCGCATCTGTTTCTTCTATGAAGTTAATGATTTTTTCTGCATCGTCTTGTATATCTTTCGGAATTTCTCTATTCTCAAAAATAGCCCGAAACATTTTAGAGTAATTTAATAAATTAGTTTGGTAAAAACTTAGTTGCAAGACTGGCTTGTTAAAAAAATTAGACAAATCTTTATCGAAAATCGATGCTAAATTTTTAAAAGAACTTAAAAGAGCGGTCTGCATAATATTTTTATCCGATAGCTTTTCTATAGCTTGTGTATACAAATTAAAAAAATTATTTAATTCAAAATAATCTAAATCCTGAAACTCTTCTTCTGTCCATAGATTTTCTTCTAATTTTGCATCTTTAAATGTGCACAGTCTTAACACTTCTTCATTGCTTTTTTTTTCAGCGTAGTGTTCAGCTGTAACACGTAAAAAAGATTTTTTTAACTCTAAAGATTTTTTAAATTCAGGTTCAATTTCTTTTAATCTTTTTGATATAGACTCTTTTTCAAATCCTCTAAATACTTTTTGTAAAGTCTGCTTTAGATTTTTTACTTCTAACTCTTGGTTAGATAATTTTTCTTCATCTTTTTCTGTCCATTGACCTGTCTCTTTTAAACTTTCAAACAAATCTTCCTCTTTAGGAATTTGTTTTCTTATAGCATTAGAATAATAATCTTCATAAAGATTGTTAATAATATTAAATTCTTTTAATGTTAAATGTTTTACATAAATTTTTTTAGAATTTATTTCTGAAACAGAGAAGCCGTCGCATATTTCTTGAAATATCAAAGATATTTCTCTATTATTCACTTCCTTTTTCTTCTTCTGAATTTTCTTCTAAATTTTCCTCTGAAGATTCATCTTCCTTGAGGGTGCTTTTCATTTCTTCGAAGATTGCCTCTATACTTTCAGAGTCTTGATTTCCACTAACATACCATATTGTAATTATAGATGAAATTTTATCAATACTCTTTTGATACAAGTCGTCTTCTGAGTCTTCCTTATCTTGATAGGATTCATATTTTGATTCAAAATCATCTCCATCAAACATTTTTTCAAAAGGTCTATCCTCGCCTTCGCCTTCTTGGAAATAACTTAAATTTAAAATATACCACATTATAGCTCGATTTCTAGCTTTTACATCTGCAGTATGATCAAACAAGGAGTTTTGAAGCATTTCGTACTCAGTTAACTCTTTTTTTAAGAAAGATAAGTCTCTGATTGACTCGTTTAATTTTTCTCGTTGCCTATTAGATAAACTATTATTTTCTCCGAATATTGAAAACTGCTGAACTTCCAACTGCTTTTGATGCATTTTGTATAATAATTCAGCATATATCTTTTGTTCCTTTTCAGACCATATACCTCCTTGATTTCCGTATTGTTTAGCTAGCATCGCTTTTGTAAGTAATCCCATTTTAATAAACTTATTCAACTCCAAACTATAAAACATATCTCCTTCTTCAAGTTCAGTCCTGTTTGGCTTCTTAATAATTATCCTATAAGGAACTTCTTTGTCCACCTTAACTTTCTCTATAGAAGTTACCACTTCCGCTTTTCCAGTTTCTTTATTTTTGCGTTTTGTTTTCTTTTCTATTTCTTCTTCAATTTCTCTATTTAAATTTAAAGAGAAGGAATAGAGTATATTTTTTTCATTTATTTTCATAACCTTTTACCTGTATTTATAATTAAATTGATTTATATCTTTTTCGTAAATTTTTGCTACTTTTTCAATTTGTTCAGTTTTAGTATAATATTCTGAGTAATGCTTTCTTACTCCGCTTGAATTCCATTTTTTATCAATAGGAAAATCTGGTAATTCTAATTTTAACTTAATGTGGTCCATATACACATCAAGCTCTTCATACTTAAATATATCTTGTACCAATCGTTTTCCTTGTTCGTCGTACAAATGATCATACTGGGGCATGGTATGCCAATAAGCATCTGTAAAGCTTTTATCAAACGGCAGAGTGTCGATAAACTTTTCAAAACTTATTATGCTTGTCACCCTGTTTTTCCAAGCTGAAACTAATCTATCCCAAGGGTTTCTTACAAAAGCAAATTTATAAAAATCATCCCAAGTGTTATGGTCGATTTTTTTTACCATTTCAAGTTCTGATGAATTAATGTTTTTTGCAAAGTATGGGATAGCTTTACCCCGCGCTCTCTCTAAATCATTATGAGCTGCAATTTGTTTCATGTTTTCCCGCACTCTAATGCAGCATCCTTTCGAGTATTTATAATCAGGACTTGTTGTGTCACAAGGTCCGTCTATTGGGGAGTACCTAAATGTATGCCACCCACACCGACCGAAAAATACAGTTAGGGATGTTCCTGCATTTTTAGGAACATGAAAAAAAATTGATTTTTTTTTAAAACAAATTTTAGCCATAACTTTATTATAAAGTTATTTTTTTGTTTTTATATCAAAATTTTCCATATAGGAAATTAACTCTCTTTTTACATCGTTGCCAGAATCTAATATTTTTTTTCTTAAGAAGTTAAATTGAGCACGATCTAAGTATTCTGCTTGGCTTAATAGTTCTTTTTTTTCAGGTATAGAATTTTTAAGTTTACTAAATTGTATGTCATGCTCTTGCTGTAGGCCTTCTATGAGATTTAAACAATTTTTATAAACCGTCGTGATTGACCTGACCACTTGAAACTCTAAGAGTTCTTTATCTTTATTCATGTATATTTTCCTTTTACCTTTTTGTGTATTTACACAAAAAAACCCCAGGCGTGAAACCTGAGGTTTTTTTTTAATATAATTCTTATATTAAGGAGTTGGAGTTGTAGGAACTCCATCATTCGCTCCAACTTTATTCTTAGCTTCTGTAATTAAGAAAATTCCGTTTTCACTATCGTTGGCTCCTCCAACTTGAGAGGAGAAAGTAAGATCGACAGTTTTATTGTCCCCGATAGATGCTGAAAAAGCCTGGGTGTCAAGAATAGCATTTCTCATAATGAATACCATTGCATTAGCTGCTCCACATCTTGTGTTTAGTACGATTGCAATATCTCTACCCTTTTCTGAGCCGCACAACAATTCATCTAAGCTTCCATCTGAAAACTCGGTCATCAATGCGGAAACACTCAATGTCATATTTAAAGGAAAATCAACCTTTCTGGAAAATGGATACAAGCTACCAAGTCTATTCAATGGGCTTCGAGACACTGGTATATCTAGGGAAATATTTTGTACGTGAATAGAGCTTTTTGTTTTTGTTTCATTCACACCTGGCAGGATGGCTCCTCCAGTCTGTAGTTTTCCAGCTTCGGTGGCGCCTAAATACCCTTTAGCATCAAAATCTATAGAAATATCTCCAGGCCTGATAGCAAAAACTTCTTGTCCGTCAACCGTAATATTTCCATCTGTAGACGCTACACCTGCAAAATCAACCTTATTGTCTAGCCTACCTCCCGTAGTTGATTCAATGTCAATTGAGGGGTTTTGCAACTGGCTAGTAAGATCATTCTTAAAAACAATGTTGGACGCTTCTACAGATACACTTGCTGTAGCTAGTTCTCCAACAGCGGCTGAAATTCCATAACTTGTCACAAAGCCATTACCAACTGCGATTACTCCATTAGTTGTTTTTGCTACTGATGCTGCTCCTCCAGGTAATGGCAATGATTGACCATGCACATCTTCTCCTTCTGGCACAGTAACGATGTAGTAATTTAATTCATCGTTGTTTGCGTCTCCAGTCAATAAATCTTTAGTCATTGGTGTAGCGTTAGACAAAGTAAACTGCCCAGCTGCATTACTGTTAAAACCTAACAAATCCTCTTGAGTACCATCTGTTAAATAGTAAGAAAAATCTAAAGAAACCGTGGGTGGTTCTGTGACTTCTCTAGATAATGCAGCTAGTTGTCCAAATTCATTTACATCAGTACGAGTTACTTCTAAATTGTAACTCATATCTTGCACTCTGTTAATTTCTTTTATGTCGTTTGAGTCAATAAGTTGACCAGAACCACTGGCGGCACCTGTTCCTTCTAGTTTACTTACATATAACGATTCGCTTTGATATAATACTCTGTCTGTTGCCATAATTTATAAAATTTAAGTTATAAACTTATATACAGTAAAAACCAATGAATGTGAAATTATTTTTACCTACTAAAAATAGCTCTTGGGATTCTTGGCATGGATAACGCAAAGTCTAAAAACCCGATTTTATAATCTTTTGAGGAGGTGATTTTTTCTCTAGATCTATCTGTTAATTTTGAAGATCTTGATTCGTCTATAAATATTGACTTTGAGCTGTTTCTTGATAAATCTATATATTTATAAGGATGATTTTTTATATGAGAAAACTCTCCATAAGGAAAATCTTCATAATTAATCAAAGGAAAACTGGTTCGCGCAGAGTCTCTAAATATAGACAACACGCCATCTAATGTATAATTTGAATCAGCAACGACCACCGCCCTCATGTAAAATTTCGTACAATCCATACCTCCCATAGCAAAAGGCACATTTTCTGAATTCTCTAATGTTATAAACATTGCTGGTACAGTATAAATCTTCTCAGAGAACCCGCCGTTCGTTTGTAGATATGTTTGATTTGTAGGAGAAATAATAAAATCGCTATTTAGTATTACGCTTTCTTCTGTATCGTCTGTTATATATAAATTTACTGTTTTGTATGCAAATTCGCCTGTTATATTCAATGTTGTGCTGGCTCCAAACCTTGCATCTTTGGTGTCTACCAGGACCCTACCACTGTTGTAGTCAATATATATCCCGTCTTTATCATTTATATTTGCTCCTTCGATATTAACAAAATCATTGACATTAAACTTATCTGAAGAAGAAACAAATTGTCTATAAGGGCTATAATAACCATTGTAATCAGCGGGAACGTCTAGTGAGTCTACATATTTAAATGTATGATTTACTGCAGATTCATAAGCTTCTGCAAAATAAACCAACCTATCTTCACACCAAAGATAAAAACTAGACAATAATTCATGATCAAAAGAGGTCTTCATTTTATAAAATTTAAAATATTTTTCTTGAAATTGTTAATTATTGATGATAAATATTTCGTATTTCTAAATTGCCCACCTCTTATTTTATTTTCAGCTTGAATACCTTGTGAAGATCTACTGCTAGAGCTTGGTTTGTTTATATAATTTCCTAAACCAGAAATACCTCTTTCAATTCCTTCTGCCCAGCTCCTACCTTCTTGCCATGGCATCGGAGAATTTTTAAACAGCTCTTCCTTGTCTGGCACTTCAACTTCAAACTTTAGTGTTATAGATTTCTGGCTTGCTGGTACAGATCTAATCGCCAGAGTCTTTTTAATTATTTTTCTAAGTGGATCGATAGGCTTCATTCCACTTTCAAAACCTATGAAAGAAAACAAATTGCCATAACCACCCAATGTCCCACTTTGATTTGACCCGTTTGGCCCTGATTCTATTTCTTTAGTCACTGGATGGCTTTCAAATTCCTGCATCATTTCTCTTTGGGCTTTTTGAACGCTTTGAATTAAAGATTTCTCAATTTTTTTTCCAACTATAGGTCCAACTTGTTGATTTTCAATATTATTCAAAGCTGTTTTGTTAATTTTTACATTCATTTTACCCTCTTCTTTTTAGTAATAAATTATAGTATTTCACACTAAACATTCCAGATTTAGCAGCATCAGAATTAACATTAAATAATTCTCCATCAACTTCTATATCACTAGCTTGTCTAATAAGATTATAACCCTCTTCGTTTACTTTTATCCTTATATGATCTGAAGGTATATCTATACCTAATATTTCATTTTCTGAATTTTGCCTCAAAAACTCGAAATTTCCTGCATATGCTATTCTAGCTTTAAGCTTGATTACTTCTACTACTTTATCTGATCCAGCCTGATTCTTTATTCTTGAGTATAAAGCGTTATATGTAGAATCGGTTGCTATAAAAATTTTTTTCTCTTTCTTGAAAATAGTTATCTCTCTAGCAAAAGTATCATGGATATCATCAAATATTTTATCATATTTAATTTTATCATTGCTAGGTATTAAATCTGACATTTTTCATCAAGGGTTTGAGACGTCACAATCTCCAGAGTTTCCAGACCATTGTATGTCGCAACTAAAACATGTTGTATCCTGAGAGCACGCACAACATTGATTGCAATCATCTGCGATAACCACGGTATCATTTAGTTTTTTAACAAAATTTTTATTAAATTGTGTTTCATTTAAAAATTTATCTCCAGTTCCTCCGCAGCCTGTATTGTCATCAATAAAGAAACTACAATTTTTAGCTTGAGACCCTCCTACTTTGCGATAACATCTTCCCACATCTACGAAAACTTCAGGAGGGATTTGTCCAGGCCTGAAAGCAATATGCACATTTCCAATGTCTAGAGCTCCACTGCAAACTAATCTGTCAATACATCTTGACGGATCAATGTCTCCTTCTTGACAAGGGGTATACTCTACACAAAATCCATAACCACATGGATTAATGGTTTCGGTGGGAGTAGAATCTGTGCTAAAAAATTGATCTGCTGGATCTGTGCCAGAGTTTACATCTCCATACCTCTTTTTAATAAAAATTGTTTGATCATCAAGATTTCCCTCGAATTTTACCGTGGCTAAAGAAAATTCTTTTGCTGGGTCTGTATTTCCTACTTTAATGTTTACTGTTTTAAGGTCTACTGATTTTGATACCCCCCCAATACAAACAGAGGAATCTTGCATTAGATTTGATATATTTTGAATTAATATTTCTTCTCCAGTTCTTCTATCGCTTTCTACTATATCACTAGTGTTAACGATTTCTATTAAATTTTTTACCTCCCCACAACATTCATCAAAGGTTGAAGTATGGGTTATTGTTTGAGTTATCGTTGTAGTTTCCGTTACCGTATCTGTAGCTGTTGGTGTGATTGTAGCTGTTTCAGTAACTGTAGTGGTTGGTGTGATTGTAGCCGTTTCAGTAACTGTAGCTGTTGGTGTGATTGTAGCCGTTTCAGTAACTGTAGTGGTTGGTGTGATTGTAGCCGTTTCAGTAACTGTAGTGGTTGGTGTGATTGTAGCCGTTTCAGTAACTGTAGTGGTTGGTGTGATTGTA